ATGGCTAAAGGCGATAAGAAATTTTCCAAGACGGTTAAGAATCCTAAGACAGGACGCAAGAAGACCGTGAAATATGGTGCCAAGGGATACAAGATATCTCCGGGTACTAAAAAGGGTGACTCCTACTGTGCTCGATCTGCGGGTCAGATGAAGAAGCATCCCAAGGCAGCTAAAGATCCTAATAGTCCATTACGTCTATCTCGGAAGAAATGGAAATGTTCCGGTAAGAAGTCGAGGAGAAAGTAATGGCTGCTAAGAAGAAAACCAAAAAGGACGCTTGCTACAAGAAGGTAGCACGAGCGATGCCACAAAACTCAGCTTACCGTAGTGGTCACATGGTTAAGTGCCGCAAAGTCGGTGCAAAGAACTATAAGATAGGCGGTAAGAAAAGTGGCAGCAAAAAAAAGTAAATCCAGCGGCGGCCTGAAGAAATGGTTTAGCCAGAATGGCGGTAAAGGTTGGGTCAACTGTAAGACAGGTGGCCCTTGTGGTCGTAAGTCTAAGAAGAGTGGTGGTTCATACCCGGCGTGTAGACCTACGATGGCTCAATGCAAATCTAAGGCAGGTAAAGCTGCTACCAAGAAAAAGACTTCTTCCAAGAAGGTAAATTGGAAACCTAAGAGGAAGAAATCATGAGCGAAGATCGCCTCACACGAATTGAGGACAAATTGGACGCACTTTCAAATGCAGTCGTGACACTCGCCCGAATGGAGGAGAGAATGATTACCGTTTTTAAGCGTATGGACAATATTGATGATCAGCAAAAGGCGATGTGGGATCGTATTCAGAAGCTGGATGAGCTGACTGCTACACGAGGTCACAAACTCCAATTCTTCGAGCGAATCTGGTGGATAGTGTTCACAGCAACAATAGGAGCCTGTTTCGTTTATATGAGGACGATAGGATGACACCATTAGTTAAAGAAAAGAAACTGACAGAGAAGCAGGAGATATTCCTAGATGCATTGATTACAGATGCCAAAGGGAACATCAGGGAAGCCATGCGTATGGCTGGATATTCGGACACTACAAAGATTGCAGAAGTCGTAGGTCCACTTAAAGAACAGATTACTGAGAAGGCATCTATGGTTCTGGCGATGAATGCGCCAAAAGCAGCCTTTGGTATTGTGGGAGTGTTAGACGATCCGAGTGCTATGGGCGCACGGAACTCAGTTGCAGCAGCTCGTGAAATTCTAGACCGCACTGGTTTAGTTAAGAAAGAGCAAGTCGAGGTAACAGGACCGGAGAACGGACTGTTCATCTTGCCCCCAAAGAAGACCGATATAGATGAAATGGGAACAGAAGAGTAGGCACAATCCTACCGCAAAGATACCTTACGCCTATAAGGCAAGCGAAGATGATCCTCTAGTATTACTCCCTGACCAAGAACAGGTAGAGGTAGTAGAACAGGCCTTTGTTTACCTTGAAAACGGACACTCCCTACGAGAAACTGCACACTGGGTTTCTGAACAGACAGGGGTACGGATTTCTCATCAGGGCATCAGCAATTTATGGCGGGTGCATAAAGGTGGGGATAGCAAGCGTCAGAAGGATCTGAACAAACAGAACCGGAAACGCAAGCCTAAGACTGCATCAGATAAAGCTGAAGCTAAACTTAAACGTAGAATTTCAGACGCCAAGCGTATGAGAACTATGGCTGAGAATAAGCTAAAGGAGAAACAAAAGCCTGAAGAGGGCTTGATGCAACCCTACCAAGGCGTCAGTGAAGGATTAGACTTTGAGGCCACACCTCAAGAACGTGAAGTCATATTCAAACCAAACCCCGGACCACAGACAGAGTTTTTGGCGGCACCGGAAAGAGAAGTGCTCTACGGCGGGGCAGCAGGAGGTGGTAAGTCATACGGACTCCTCGCAGATCCCTTACGATATTTTTCAGTACCTGATTTCAACGGACTCATCCTTAGAAGGACGAATGACGAACTCCGTGAATTGGTATGGAAGAGCCAAGAGCTGTATCCGAAAGCGTACCCGGGAGCGAAATGGGCGGAGAAGAAAAGCCAATGGACGTTCCCAAGTGGAGCTAAGTTATGGATGACATATCTGGAACGTGATGAAGACGTTCTACGATATCAGGGTCAGGCATTTAGTTACATCGGAGTGGACGAACTCACACAATACGCCACCCCATTTTCGTGGCAATATCTTCGATCACGACTTCGTACAACTAATCCTGACCTGCCTGTATTTCTTCGGGCGACAAGCAACCCGGGAGGCCCCGGCCATCAATGGGTTAAAAAGGCCTTCGTAGATCCTGCACCCGCTGGTAGTGCTTTTAATGCTACTGATATTGAATCGGGTGAAGTTCTAAGATACCCGGATAGCCATGAAAAGGCAGGGCAGCCCTTATTTCAACGTAGGTTTATTCCTGCAACACTTAAAGATAACCCGTACCTATACAAAGAAGGTACATACGAAGCCAACTTGTTATCTCTGCCTGAAATGCAAAGGCGGCAATTACTAGATGGCGATTGGGCGATGGCTGACGGGGCTGCGTTCAGCGAGTTTAGACAACTAACTCATGTATGCGAACCGTTTGAGATACCACACGAGTGGCGCAGATTTAGGTCCGCAGACTTCGGTTACAGTTCTTATAGTGCGGTACACTGGTTTGCTATTGACCCCAGCTACGAAACACTTTATGTTTACCGTGAACTGTACCTTAGTAAGCACACTGGTAGGGATTTAGCTAAAGCCGTACTAAGTGCTGAAGAAGGCGATAACATACAGTACGGAATCCTAGACAGTTCATGCTGGCATAACCGAGGGCAAATTGGTCCTAGTATTGCAGAAGAAATGATTTCCGAAGGATGTCGATGGCGTCCATCTGATCGATCTGCAGGGGCTAGGGTAGCTGGCAAGAACAGATTACATGAATTACTAAAAGTAGATGAAGAGACAGAACTACCCGGCATAGTATTTTTCAACAACTGCCGACAGATCATTGCAGATCTACCTGTCATTCCTACAGACCCCAAAGGTACAGACGATATCGATCCTAGATATGCCTCTGACCACGCTTACGACTCGATACGCTACGGCATCATGTCCCGTCCTAAAGCATTCTCACCATTTGATTTTGGAGACAAACCCATAAACAGATGGCAACCCTCTGACTCAGTATTTGGATACTAATATGGCTTTAATGACTAGACCGGAAGATATCTCACCAGATACACCTACAGAAAATACTAATGTTGTGGCTCTGGAAGAAGATGGTAACGTAGAAGAAGAAAACATCGAGTTTTCTGGTCTGGTTGCCCATGTCCGGGAACGCTACGAGCGTTCTAAAACAAGACGTGAATCCGACGAAGATAGATGGCTAATGGCTTACCGCAATTACCGTGGTATATATGGCCCAGAAGTACAATTTACGGACACAGAGAAGTCCAAAGCATTTATTAAGATTACAAAGACCAAGGTTTTGGCTGCATATGCACAGGTTACGGACGTACTTTTTGCTGGTAGCAAGTTTCCTATTGGTATTGAGGCATCTCGGTATCCTGAAGGTGCCGCTAAGTCTATGCATTTTGAGGCACAGACACAAACTGGTCCTGATGGTAAATCACCTCTGCGTCCTATTAGTCCTCGCCCCGAGTTATTGGAACAGGCAGGTCCATATAAAGACAGGCTAGATCCAGTTAAGGATTCTTTGCAAGATGGGCCGGGTGCTACACCTACGTCCGCTACATTTGAACCTGCCAAGAAGTCTGCACGACTTATGGAAGGCATGATACATGATCAGCTCGAGGAATCTGACGCCGACAAGCACTTACGCTCCGTGGCATTTGAGTGTTCTCTGTTTGGTACAGGTATTCTAAAGGGTCCGTTTGCAGCAGACAAAGAATACCCTCGCTGGAACGACAAAGGCGAGTATGATCCTACATTTAAGACTATCCCAAAGGTAGAATCTGTTTCTATTTGGAATATGTACCCAGATCCTGATGCACGTAGCATGCATGATGCTGAGTATGTGGTTCAACGCCACCGAATGAGCCGTACACAAATACGTGCGCTTAAAAATCGCCCATTCTTCCGTGAGGAAAGCATTGAACTGGCGATTGAGTTTGGCGCAGACTATACCCAGCAATATTGGGAAGAAATCCTAGAAGACAACCAAACACAATCAGATATTGAGCGTTTTGAGGTACTAGAATACTGGGGTGTTGTTGATAGCGAAACGGCGGAAGCAGCAGACCTAGATATACCGGATGAACTAAGTGATCGTGACGAAATACACGTAAATGCTTGGATTTGTAATGGACAGATCCTGCGATTAGTGATGAACCCGTTCACTCCTACTCGTATTCCTTATTCTGCAGTACCATTTGAGCTTAATCCCTACGGATTCTTCGGTATCGGCGTTGCAGAAAACATGGAAGATACACAGCTTCTCATGAACGGTTTTATGCGTATGGCAGTGGACAATGCTGCACTATCAGGCAACCTTCTAGTTGAAGTTGATGAGACGAATTTAGTCCCGGGACAGGATATGTCCATCTACCCCGGCAAAGTCTTTCGGAGACAGGCTGGTGCACCCGGACAGGCCATTTTTGGCACTAAGTTCCCTAACGTCAGCCAAGAGCTAATCATGATGTTTGATAAAGCTCGACAGCTATCAGATGAAAGCACAGGTATGCCTTCGTTTGCTCACGGCTCTACTGGAGTTACGGGTGTGGGTAGAACAGCTTCTGGTATGTCGATGCTCATGGGCGCAGCCGCACAAGGCATTAAGTCCGTGGTTAAGAACATCGATGATTACCTTCTTACTCCTCTAGGCAAATCACTCTTCGCATTTAATATGCAGTTTAACTACAACGAAGATCTACAGGGTGACTTAGACGTGGTTGCTCGTGGCACTGAAAGCCTAATGCGAAACGAAATTAGGTCACAACGACTTATTCAGTTTATGCAGTTGTCTGGTAACCCAGCAATGGCACCATTCATTAAGTTTGATTACGTTCTAAAAGAAATAGCGGCTTCTATGGATCTTGATGAAGATTACATCATGAATGATCCCCGGGAAGCTATGATACAAGCTAAACTAATGGCTGAGATGGCAGCTCTAATGCCACAACAAGCAGCACCACAAGGCCAACCACAGGCTCCTGATCCTACTAATAATGGTGGAGGTCAGGCAGTACCGGGTAATGCACCAGAACCGGGAGCACCGGGATTCACTGGAGCTGGCGGTGGTGATAATGGTGGCAATCCGCCACCTAATGCGACTCCACAAGGTCCAGCACAATAGATGGATAAACTGTTTTACCGACGATTGCTTATCATGGTTAACGATAAGCCCCATATGGATTTACTACATGAATATGTGGAAAATCGCATAGACATACTTCGTGGCCAGTTAGAAACTGCAAAGGATATGGATCGTGTACGTCAGATACAAGGTTCAATCCAAGAACTCAAAAGGTTCAAAACTCTTCGTGAAGAAGTAATGAAGGAAGCTGAATAGTATGGCAGTTGAGGATAATCCTTACTTAGTTGAACAGGGCATTACCGTATTTGGTAAACCTGTATTTACTGACGATGAGACAGGCGAAAGTTATTCAGAGGTTACTGAAACAATACCTCTGGGTGATGGTTTCATGGTTATGCCTACCATTAACCCCGAAACAGGAGATCCCTATGATCGGGAATACCTAACTGATTGGTACAAGAACAACGGTAATGTAGATCCATACTCAGGTGAGAAGTTACCTGTATTTGAATCAACTGAAGAAGCTGATAAATACGCTCAGTGGCGTAGTGACAATATGTTCAATGCATCTCTTTTGGACGAAAGCTATTGGTCTAGGGATAGTGGATTACCCTTTCCTGAAGATGAGAATACTGCAGAGCTATCTAACTACATTCCAACATGGCGAGAAAAAACCAAGTATGCGATATCTGATTTCTTTCAAGATACATTTGGTGTTGAGAACTACAACGCTAATAAGTTAGCTGAAAAGTTTACCGGAAACGAAAATGCGTCATGGGATAATGGTGGTATAGGACTACTAGATTTTACTCCTGCTGGTGCTGGATTCGGAACGCAGGAAGCGAAGCGAGACTTCAGGATTGCCAAAGGAAATGATGACAAACTTGGAATGGGCCTTGCAGTAGGTGAGGGTATTCTCAATGTTGCAGAAGCAATCCCACTTACAAAAGTTGCTACAAAGCCTTTGCGTATGGGCGCTGAAAGCCTAATAGATCTAGCAAAACGTGTAGAGGTAAATCCTAACACAATGGGGTCACTTGGTGGTAATGTTAGCCTCAAGCCAAAAGTAGATACTTCTGAGGCCCAAGCTGTTTTAGATATTCGTGCAGCTCAGATGGATCTAGCAGTTAAAGATCGTATTAAACCGAGTGGTGAAAATCCACTGTTTGATTTATCTCCTGAAAGCTATACCAAGACTTTACCAGAACAGAAGCAAACACCTGTACCACGGCGGCCAGAAGGATCAGACAAACCGTTACCTAAAGGTGATAGAGGGCGTGAAGTTAATGAGTCTGTAGATGCCATAGCAGAACGTCTAGCAGAGCGAATGAAGCCTTGGCTAGGAACTGAAGCACAATACTTCTATCATACAGGACCCATTGTAGACAAAGCTATGTCTATGGGTTTCAAGAAAGAAGAAGTGTACGATTGGATGAAAGAGTTTGCAGATGCATATGCTGCAACTAGCCCCCGTACAGAAACCGCACAGAATATCCGTAACGCTACGCTCGTAATGACCAAGCGACATCTTGGCATCGAGTTAGATGAGATCATTGGTAAAGGCAGCGGCGGAATAAACGAAAAAGGCTATCCCATGATGATTGGAGATAGCGGCATACATAGGCAGCTTACAGAAGCTACACAAAACGGCGGCATTAATCCTAACACTAATCCAAAGCCAGCTACGTTTGCTGAGAACGTATACGGTAACTTAGATGGTGTTACTGTAGATACCCACGCTATTCGTGGTGCATTAGATGCTATGAATGAGATCAATCCGGGAAGTATTCCGATTGACTACATTAAACCTAAGTTTCGTGATCAATACAAAGCAGACCCTTTATCATTAAACCCGGCTAACATGATTGATGACAGCATGGGTTCTCAGATGATTGATGGTACAAAGATGCAAACTGAGTACGCTGTATTTTCAGACATCTACCGTCTGACTGCTGAGAAGCTAGGCGTATCTCCTGCTGAAGCACAATCTATGGGTTGGTTTGGATCTGGAGACAGCACAGGACTAGCCTCAGAGCTGAAGTCCGTAGCCCGTCTACTAGATGAGCGCATTGACGTAACTGCACAGGCTATGAATGAAAGCAAGGAGAGCGTGTTTAAAAAGCTCTTAAACAAGGAAATACCAGTTCTATCCTTATTTGGTGCGGCTACAGGCGCTGGGCTTATGAGTGGTGGAGAAGATCAACCACAACTTGCTCGTGGTGGGTTCCTAGATAATTCCGAGAGCGAGAAGGGCATTATGTCCATAGAAGGCCAATCTATGGCTGACGAAAAGTTCCGTCTAGATAGGGCTAAAGCAGATTTAAACAACGATGGTAAACTTAGCAGTTACGAAAAAGCGAGGGGCGAGGCCGTGCAAAAAGCAATTAAAGATGACGAACCTATGAAAGCATATCACGGTGGAATGCCTTGCGGCTGTGAAGGCGACTGTGATGGATCATGTGGCGGCGAAGGTATGATGTCTGAGTCATACGAGGAAGGTATGATGCCCGGGTCATATTATGACACCGAAGAGGATACAGGAAATCCTGTCCCAGTAGGCTCACTTCCTGAAGAAGTAGCAGATGATATCTCAGCCTTACTGTCTGAAGGTGAATATGTATTACCTGCAGATGTAGTGCGCTGGCATGGACTAAAGCACATTCAGGATATGATGGTTGAAGCTAAAGCTGGCCTAATGTCTATGGATATGATGGGGCAGTTACACGACACCGAAGGCAATGGTGAAGAGTATGAGGAAGAGGAAGAACAGGGGGAAGAAGAATATGAAACACCGGAAGGCAATGATGTAGAAGTTGCTACGGTGGATACGGAAGAAGAAGTCTTAGACGAAGATGAAGATGAGGAAGCTACAATGGTTAGCTACGCATTTAAGTCTACGCCGAAAGTTGCCTTCATCCGATAACCCTTTGCGTGGGAAGGGCTACCCGCAAACCCCGAGCTAGACTCGGCTACTTTCGGCCCCCAGAAGGAACCCAGAAATGGCTAAATATCAAGGTGCGTACCGAGAAGAACTCGGCGCAGAAGAAAAACCGTATTCAGAAGAGATGGCAGAACAACAACCTTCTCCTCAATCTGTATCAGGCGACGATGAAAGCTGGCAGAAACGATACGGAGATCTACGGCGGCATACTCAAATGCAGATGTCCGAAAAAGATCGTGAAGTTCAGCAGATGAAGCAACAGCTTGCTGCAGCAACTAAACAACAGATTCGATTCCCAACTTCACAGAAAGAAGTAGCGGAGTGGGTACGCAAGTATCCTGATGTGGCAAACATCATCGATACAATCGCACAGAAGCGTTCATTAGAGGCTCTGGCGATGGGTGAAAAGAAGATGGAAAACTTGAAAAAGTTGGAAAGCGAAATCACCCGAGGTAAAGCAGAAACACTATTGCGTCAGGCACATCCTGACTTCGATAAGATTCGAGCTAACCCAGCATTCCATAAGTGGGCTAAAGTACAGCCTAAGTATATTCAGGATGCACTATATAAGAATGTTAATGACCCTCATGCAGCAGCTCGTGCTATTGATCTATTCAAAGCAGATCTAGGTAAGAAGGGTGTTAATAAGAGTGCAGCAGCATCAGTAGGACGTTCCTCGTCTGCAGCACCTAACAGCGGAACTCGGGCAAGATTTAAAGAAAGCCAAGTTGATGCAATGTCATCAGCAGAGTTCGAGAAGAATGAAGACGCTATCCTTGAATCAATCAAGCGTGGCGAGTTCGAATACGATATGTCTGGTGCCGCACGTTAACCACCTAAGTGTTGCAAAAAGCACTTAATGATGGTATAACAGAAGCATCAAACAAAACACAAACTGACCCTTCTTAGAAGCTACTTAGTTTGTTTGATCCCCCCAGAAGAATATAGACGATTAGTCCACCAGTTAGGTGAGGCCCGTATATACGGCAGTGTATACGCACCCTCGGTACCTTACTGCCGCTTAATAGCTCTCTTCTGATCTGACCAGCCCTTATGGGCCGCCATTTCACAAGGAGAAATACAATGGCATTCGCAAAAGCAAGTGGGTATACCAACCTACCAAACGGAAACTTCTCACCTGTAATTTACAGTCAAAAAGTGATGAAGGAATTCCGCAAAACGTCCGTCTGTGAAGACATCACTAATACTGATTACACAGGTGAGATCAGCCAATTTGGCGACAGTGTGAGAATTATTAAGGAGCCTGAGATCACGGTATCAACATATGAGCGTGGTACAACTCTGGCTACTCAAGATCTCGCAGACGCTGACTTCACAATGGTTGTCGATCAAGCGAACTACTTCCAGTTTGCAATCGATGATATCGAAGCGGCACACAGCCACGTTAACTTCATGGATCTGGCAACAGACCGTGCAGCTTATCGTCTAGCTGATACATTTGACTCAGAAGTATTGGGTTACTTGTCAGGCTGGAAAGGTGGCGCAGGATCATGGGCACGGCGTTCAGCTTCCGGTGATACTAACGGCACTAAAGCCAACTCAGGCGCAGGTAATGATGAATTGCTTGCAGCAAATTCTCTGAATATTACAGAATTTGGTGGATCTGATCTTGGTGTAGACGGTGAAGTTACATCAATTCCAATGGCAGCAGGAGGTGGCGCTGGCGCTATCACTTCACCTTTGGCGTTGTTGAACCGTATCGCACGTAAGATGGATCAAGCAAACGTAGACCAAGATGGTCGCTGGGTTGTAGTAGATCCTGTGTTTGTAGAAATGTTGATGGACGAAGATTCCAAATTCATTAACGCTGACTTCGGTGGCGGAGATGAGTTACGGAATGGTCGCATGGGCAGCGGTGTACTCCGTGGTCTGCGTGTCTACAAATCCAACAACTTGCCTTACTTGGGTACTGGCCCAGACACAACAGCAGCCGCTGGTTCTGAAACGAACTTCGGTGTGATTGTTGCTGGACATGACTCATCTATCGCATCTGCACAGCAGTTGGCAAAAACGGAAACATTCCGTTCACCAACTACATTTAGTGATCAGGTCCGGGGCATGCAGCTCTATGGCCGCAAGATCTTGCGTCCTGAAGCTATCATGACCGCAGTATATAACACTGCATAACTACATATTGTGGGGGGCTTAACGGTCCCCCATAAACTTTGATTAGGGTTACATATGCCTACTACATTTATCAACCTGACGAATACCTTACTCCGCAGACTCAATGAAGTTGAGCTGGCGGAAGCAGACTTTGTAGGTGCCCGTGGAGTACAGGCATTGGCCAAGGATGCTATCAGGGCATCTATTGCCAAAATCAACTCAGCAGAATTTGAGTGGCCATTTAACGCTGCTGAAAACACACAAGTGCTTATTCCGGGCGTTGAGGAATATAGCTGGCCAGACTTCTTTAAAAGCGCAGAGTGGAACTCCTACCAGATCCAAAAGGATGCTGCTGTAGGAACTAACACTAAAGCATTACAGTTTATCGAGCGTGATCATTACTACAGAAGTTTTAGATCCGCAGACCAAGATGCAGGGTCAAGTGGCGTATCCATTCCAGACTATGTATTCCCAAGTCATGGCAACGGGTATGGCGTAACGCCTTCTCCTGACAAAGCCTACACAATCAAATTCAGATATTTCATCACTCATTCAAATCTACAGGCAACTACGGATGAAACCCGAGTGCCTACGATTTACGATCACGTTATCATCGATGGTGGCATGTACCATATGTATATGTTCCGTGATAATAC